ACATTATTTAATGATTTACCAACAATAATTGGTTTATGTATTGAAGAACAAGAAAAAAGTAAACAAGAAATATTAGAACAAATTAGTAAATTAACAAAATTATAATTATATTTATATTTATAAATTAAAAGATATGGAAAATTTAGAACAAGTTAATATTAGTATGAAGGAATATAGATTACTATACAGAATAAAATTATTTGCAGAATTAAGTTTGCCTTATGATATAAGACCTATAGATGATGATGGTCTTAGAGAATATATCAAAGAATACAATAACAATTACGATTATAAAAATAAAAATAAATAAAATGAGTAAAGAAATATCATACACGACAAGAACCTTTTATGTACCAGCAGAAAAAATAGATACTCTGGTAGAATTTCAAGGTAAATGCAAACAGAATGGTCATAAATCCTATTCAGAAGTATTACTTAGTTTAATGGAGAAATATAATGAGCAATGATACATTATCCACATCCACATAACGAGCAACACCACAACGATAATATTAACCATTGGTGGGCTTATGAAACTAACAAATATTTACAAGATAGATTGCGCAACTTAGTAATAAGGGCAAACTGGAATAAAAGAATTATTTGTAAAATACACCTTTCAATAAATGATTTAGAAATACATAATCATAGGTTTGAAGGTTATATTGAACAATTAGAAAAAATTGGAAAACAACTAAAATCAGTTGCAGTACAATACAATGAACAAAGAATAAAACAATTAAAAACTATATTTACAATAATTAGAAACTATGAAAATTAAAGAATTAGCACAAAAATATGATTTAACAAAAGATGACTTTTGGGAATTAAAAAGAAAAGATAAAATAACAAATGAGTTAGTTAGTATGTACCCTCCTAAATGGATTATAACTCACGATGCTTGCGAAAAGATAGCAGTAATAGAAAAAATTAAATTAACAAATTTTGAAGTATTAAATACTGAAGTAGATTTTGCAAGATTTTTAATTACAATGCAAAAGGAAGATAAATCTATTATTAGTATAGGTGAAGCATCTACTAAAAATTGCACATCAAAATATTATGGATGTATGGCCGAAAAACGCGGAATTGATAGATGTGTACTTAAATTAATTAATGCTTACGAATATGGGATTTATTCAGATTCAGAAGCAGATAGTTTTAAGAAATAATGGAAACTTTTAAAATAAGATCTTCTGCTATTAGTGGTATAATGACCAAGCCAAAAAGAAAAGATGATTTAATATCGACTGGAGCAAAGACCTATTGTAAAAATTGGTACACTGAAAAAATATACGAAAGAACACAAGATGTTACAAGTAAGTATATGGATAAAGGAAATATAATGGAAGATAATTCTATTGACTTTATTGCTGAATATTTAAACTACGATAGATTAATTAAAAACGATGAATGGTTTGAAAACGATTATATGACTGGCACACCAGATGTTATTACAGACAATGAAATAATAGAGGTTAAAAATAGTTGGAACTGTTTTACTTTTCCATTACTGGAAGATAATATACCAAATAAAGGTTATTATTATCAAACACAAGGGTATATGTATTTAACTGGTTTAAAGAAAGCCAAATTAATATATACTTTAATGGACACTCCAGAACATTTAATTGAAAAGGAGTACAGATACAACTCTGATAATAATTTTTTAGGTTACGAAGATTTTAAAAAAAAATACATATTTAGTAATTTAGAGGATAAATATAGAATTAAGATCTTTGAAATAGATTACGATGAAGATGTGGTTAATACTATTATTGACAGAGTAAACTCTTGTAGAGAATATTTAAAAACAATACAAATATAAATTATGAAAAAATTAGCAATAATAGGTGGTTTAAGTTTAATGACTGCTGGAACAAGCTATATGTTATGGCATCCACACGCAGCTCAATTAGATTTAAACCCTAATACATTAGCAATAGCAACAGGGGGATTCTTTGTAGCTATAGGAATAACATATAAATTTTAAATGATTAAAAAAGAATGGCAATGGATGCCAGATTACGAACAACAAAAACAAATAACAATGGAAAAACAAAAAACAATATATTGTGGAGGCGGTAAAAAAATGGGAGCTGACTGGTTAAAAGTAACAGTTCATTTAGATAAAGCCAAAGAACACTTCTTTGAATATGAAGGTAAAACATATCTAAAATTAAATGTTAATCTTAAAGAGCAACCAGATCAGTACGATAAGGATGTTTCTTTAAGTGTAGATACATACAAGCCAGAAGAAAAGAAAGCAGAAGAAACAGAAACTGTTAAATCAGATTTACCGTTCTAATGACTTCTGAACTAGTTTGGAAACATAGTATAGGGGATAAGGATAAATTGACTATCCCCTTGCTATTATTAAAAGGAAAAACAGTTAGGCAAATTTCTGATAAATATAATTTAAGTAAAACATTTATAAGAAATAAATTTTACAATATATTAAATGTTCGTGAAATCAATTTAGGTTCTAAAGTTGTTCCATATTATAAAGATGAAATGATGTATGGAAAAAATACACACCACTACACAATGAAAAGTTTATCTGAAAAAGAAATAGATTTTTACTATAAATACGAATCAAAACATAAAGCATATTATGAAAGTTACTAAAGAAAGATTTGATTATTCTAAAAAAGAAGGTGATAGAGTTGAAAATGATTTAAAAGAAAAATTAAAACTATTAGGTTATAATATAAAAGAATCAACAATACAACAAGATAGATATAGTCATATAGATTTTTTTATTAATGGTTATGGAGTTGATGCAAAAGCAAATAGACATTTAGATACAATATGGCTTGAAATAACTAATGTTAATGGAAATAATGGTTGGTTAAAAGGAAAAGCATATTATATAATTTTTGAAATAGTAGAATTAAATTGTTATTGTGTATTTAAAAGAATTGATTTATTAAATTACGCTTTAACCTTTAAAGAATATACTGAAAGTAAAGATAAATTTTATAAAATATACACAAGAAAAAAATGGAATAAAAAAGATGAAGTCATTAAAGTTAAATATAATGACATAAAAAAATACGAATTAAAAAAAATAAATAAATAATAAATATTTTATATATTAAACAATCAAACAATCAAATCAATTATGAAAGAATTACCATATTTTAAATTTTTCCCTAATCAATGGATTACTGGGAGCATTAGCTTTATGGACTTAGAGCTACAAGGAGCATTTATTAAAACTTGTTGTTTCTATTGGTCTAAAGAATGTAATGTACCAAGAGAACAATTAAAAACTATAATACCAAGACACTATATGTCTTTAATAAATAGTAAACTATTAAAGATAGTAGATGATAAAATATGTATTAAATGGTTAGATGAACAATACAATGAATTTAAAAAGAGATCTAAGATTAATGCAGCTAACGGAAGAAAAGGTGGACTTACTAAAGCGAACGCTAAGGATTCGCTAAGCATAAAGAAAAGAGAAAATAAAATAAGAAAAGATAAATACCAAGATGACAATGTTTTAAAATTACAACCAGAAGTTCTTAAAATACTAAATAATGCTAAGTAGTAATACAGATTCATTAAAGTATTTATTTGACTACAAGGATGGTAAAATAAAAAAAGGATTAGGTATTGGTTGCATATTAGATGATTATTATGTCTATAAGCAAGGGGAATTTAATATGTTTCTGGGTTTAGATAATGTAGGCAAGACAAACTGGATAATATGGTACTTAACTGCACTTAGTAAGAAGTACGAAAAAAAATGGTGTATTTGGTCTGGAGAAAATAAAGTTGGTCAACTTAAAAGAGATATTATTCAGTTTTGGGTTGGCACTAATCTTAAAGAACTAAAGAAAAGCGAAATAGAAAATTATCATAATATTATTAATAAATACTTTTATTTTATAGACAATAGAAAATTATACGACCATAAACAATTATTAAAGATCTTCGAAGAAACAGAATGTGATGGTGGTTTTATAGATCCATTTACTGGATTAAATCATAATCGTAGAGTAGCACAGTTTGACAGAAATTATCAGATATGTAACGATGTAAGAGAGTTTTGCAATAGAACTAAGAAAACAATTTATATTTCAATACACCCACAAACAGAAGCAGCAAGAAGGGTTTACCCACCAGATCACCCATTAAATGGGCATATACAAGCACCAAGAAAAGCAGATTGCGAAGGTGGACAAGTGTTTCCAAATAGGGTAGATAACTTTCTTTGTTTACATAGGTTAGTAGCTCATAAAGAATTATGGATGCAATCAGAAGTATATATTTATAAAATTAAAGACAAAGAAACTGGAGGTAAACCTACCAACCTCGCAGAGCCACTAAGATTTGATTACAATGGTGGATTAGGTTTTACAATTGGTGGTAACAATGTTTTAAAACAAAAAATATGAAATATTGGGAAAATACTGTTACATTATTAGCTATAAGAGACATTTCAAAACACTATCAACAAGAATCTTTAATAAGTAATCCAGTAGGTTTAGAAAATTTAAATAATAAAGAAACAAGGCATTTAAATAGGTTGCTCGGAATACATAAAAAAAATAGTAAAGGAGGGGGAAACCCAAAAAAACAAAAATTATGAATTACAAATATACAGACATAGAAAAGTTTATACAGTTTACAAGTTGGACTGATAAACAAAAAATAGATGAATTATTAAGAATAGATTGCTCATTATATGCGCATCTAGGTACAGATTCAACTAAAGGAGAAAAGGAAGAAGTAAAAAAGAAAAGTATTAACATATATAGAACTATAAAATCAATAGACAATAAACTTGGAGATGAGTTACTATATACAATGGATTTAAAAAGATGAATGACATAGAATTTATACACGCAAAAAATCAAATAGAAATATTAATCCTAAAGATTGAAAATAAGTATGGTAATAATAACATACCAAAAGAAGCAGAAAGTTCTTTAAAGAGCTTGTATTTAGCTTTAAACGTTATGTTTAAGCAAGAAAGTTACATAGAAACTTTGAAAAGTGAAATAATTTCTATAAAATTACAAAATATTAAAGCATATAAAGAAACTGCTTTACTAAAACAAAGAGTAAAAAAAATATTATGACTGAAATAATTACTTGGCTTTTAGTATCGCATATTGTAACATTTATTGCTGGATGTTTATTAACAAATATATATGTAAAACACATTGAAGAATAAAAAAAAATATGAGCAATCGGACTTGGAGGATATTATCTCTGATACTTATGTGCGCAATGCTGTTAATTATCTGTGTCATATACACCCTAACAATTACGAGTTAGGAGCAGCAATAAGAAAACACTTTGAAATATTATGAGTTTAAATGCAAATCAAAAAGGTAAAAGATTTGAGCTAAAAATAGCAAAAGATCTTGCTAAAAAATTTAATACAAACATAAGAAGAACTCCAAACTCTGGAGGGTTATCCATTAAAGGAGATATTATGACACTATCTGGCATACTATCTGAGTACAGCTGGGAATGTAAGAATCAAGAAAAATTAAACATCTGGAAAGCATTAGAACAAAGCGAAGGAGATGCAAGAGGAACTTTAAAAACTCCAGTAGTTGTATTTACTAAAAACTTTGAAAAGGATTATATAGCATTACAATATAATGACTTTGTTAATTTATTGCTGGAACTAGATGAGCACAGAAGTAAATAATATATTGCACATCTTAGTAAGAGATGAAAAGATTTGGCTTAATATGGCTGAAGAAATAAGCAAAAATAGTAAGACACCACCAAAAGATTTATTACACGACTTTTATATTGCTTTACATAGCAAAATAGATAGTGGTAAAGTAAAAATTAAAGACATACTGTATAACGATTCTTTAAATAAAGCGTTTATATATAAGATGATGCGAAATATTTTTATTGATACAATTAAAAATGATAAAGATATTCTAATAAATAAAGACCTTAAAAACATAATAAAAGCAGATGCAGAACCCTATGTTGATATTGAACAAATGGTAGATGATATTGTTAATGAGTTTTATTGGTTTGATAAAAAGCTATTTAATCTATATAGAAAAAAATTTCACAGTATAAGAAAATTATCCGCAGCAACTAATATATCACACGTAGTTGTATGGAGAACTATAAATAATTGTATTAAGCAAATAAAAAAAAAGATTAATGAAAAGTAAAGGTCTTGGAGATACAGTAGAAAAGATTACAAAAGCCACAGGAATAAAACAAGCTACTGATTGGATATTTGATAAACTTGGAAAAGATTGCGGATGCGATACGAGAAAAGAAAAGTTAAATAAAATGTTTCCTTATAAGAATATTGATTGCTTAACTGAAGATGAATATATCTATTTAAAAGGATTCTTTAGTATTAATAAAAACGTAGTTAATAGCATAGAACAAAAAGAACTAATTAAAATACATAATAGAGTATTTAAAACTAATAAAGAAACATCAAGCTGTGGTAGTTGTGTTAGGGGATTAGTAGAAACAATGAAAAGGTTATTTAATGAATATGAATACGAAAGAGAAAATAAAAATAATTGAAAAGAAACTATTAAAATTTTTTAAAGATGAAAACAGAGAAAATAAAAATAACCAAAGTAAAGAGGAATCCAGACAATCCGAGAGTAATAAAGGACAATAAATTTCATAAGTTAGTAAAGTCAATAAAAGAATTTCCAGAGATGTTGGAGATTAGACCAATAGTTGTTAACGAAGATATGTTTGTGCTGGGTGGTAATATGCGTTTAAAGGCGTGTCAAGAAGCTGGATTAAAAGAAGTGCACATTATTAAAGCAGATCAATTAACAGTGAAACAACAACGAGAATTTATAATTAAGGATAATGTAAGTTTTGGAGAATGGGATTGGGATATGATAGCTAATAAATGGGATTCTGTGGACTTAGGAGATTTTGGAATGGATGTTTGGAAGAACTATGATGATGAGGTTAATAAGGTTAATTCTGGAGATGAAAATTCTGAGTGGGTAGGTATGCCAGATTTTGAACCAAAGGAAGATGTGGTTAAAATTATTATTACGTTTGATACGGAACAAGATAGGGAAGATTTTAATAACAAATACAAATTACAATATAGTGCACAAAAAGGTAAAACTTGGACAACTAATTACCCTTACAGCAAACAAAAAGATCTTAAATCACTTAAATATAAATAAAATGAAAGAAAAACAAATTATAAGAATCGAATCTAAAATAACAGGTGGACATTTAGCATTAAAAAACCCCGAATCGAAGAATGCTTTTACTAATAAAATGACGGAAGCAATGGCTGTTAAATTAAGACCTAATGACATTGTTGCTGATATAGGTGGTTATGTTGGAGAATATTCTTTGTATGCACATAAGCAAGGTGTAAAAAAAATATACACTTATGAACCTACACCTGTAACATTTAACATATTGTTAAAAAACAAAAAAGACAATATGCAAGTTTTTCAAAAAGCAGTTACTGGAAAAACTATGAAATCGGTTAATCTATTTACAAGTAGTGGTATAGGTGTAACAAATAGCATAACAAAATCACATCGTAAAGCAGGAGTTGTTGAAGTTCCTGCAATTAGATATGAAGATGCTTTGCAAGATGCTAACGTGGTTAAAATTGATGTAGAAGGCGCAGAGTACGAATATAACATAATACAACCCCAGCTTCGAGCAATAATAATAGAATTTCACCCAATAACAAAAACTGATTGGATAAGTAATGCAGTAAGAATAATGAATGACATTAAGAAAGCTGGATTTAAAGCATTACACGAGCCAAAGTTTGAGAACGGTTGGGATTGTCACGCATCTTATGTTAGATGACTAAATACCCAATTTACATAGTTTCTAAAGGTAGGTGGGAAAATCCTATGACTGCTAAATTCTTTATTGAAGATGGTGTTAACTTTAAGATCTTAGTTGAACCACAAGAGTACGATAATTATTGTAACTCAATAGGAAAAGAATATGTTGTAAAATTACCATTTTCTAATTTAGGTAAAGGTAGTTACCCAGCAAGAAACTATGCTTGGGAAGATAGTATTAAAAATGGACACGAAAGGCATTGGTGTTTTGATGATAATATAGCAAGAGTACGTAGAGTTTTTAAGGGTAATAAAATCCCTTGTAATTCTTTAAAAGCAATACAGATACTGGAAGATTTTACAGACAGATATGAGAATATAGGAATAACTGCATTTAATTATGTTAATTTTGTAGTTCCAAGCTCCTCAGATAAAAAACCATTTTACATTAATGTACACGCATATAGTGCTATGTTAATAAAAAATAATGTGCCTTATAGATGGAGATTAAAATATAATGAAGATGTAGATCTATGTTTACAAGTATTACATAATAAATTATGCACAGTTTTATTTAATGCTTTTGTGGTTGAAAAAATAAGTACAGTTGTAAAGATGAAAGGTGGTAACCAAGATGAGCTGTATAAAGGTAACGCATACGAAAAGAAGATATTAAAAGCCAGATCTTTGGAAGAAATATGGCCACAATATGCAGAAACTAAAATACGATTTAACAGACCTCATCATTACGTAAATTGGAAAAAACATTTTAAACATTCATTGGTTAGAAGAACAGACATTGATTGGGATAAAATAAAAAACAAAAAGCATAATATTAAACTAACTAAAGTAAACGATATTAAAAGTAAAAGATTAAAAGAATTTTATAATAAAAACAAATAGAATGGCAAACGAAGAAAATTTA